GCGCTACTGGTACGCACCAAGAGACCGGAAGTTCTACTAGAGCATATACAAAAAAGCGCACTCGTCGGCACAGACGGCGATGTGAGCGAGGTGGCAGTTAAGTGGGGGCTGGATGAAGCCCAAACTTTGTGCAACCTGCGGATACGCGGGGTGCCCTCCACCATCCTACGAGATTACACATGGACAGGGAAACTGACCCCATTCGCCCACCAGAAGGACACGGCGAGCTTTCTGACCCTCTACAAAAAAGCCTTCTGCTTCAACGAGCAGGGGACTGGGAAGACTGCGTCCGTGATCTGGGCTGCGGACTACCTGATGAAGGCTGGCCGCATCAAGCGAGTGCTGATTCTGTGCCCGCTGTCGATAATGAAGTCAGCATGGCAGGCCGACCTATTTAAGTTTGCTATGCACCGTAGCTGTTCCGTGGCTCACGGTACGTCAGCAGCTAGAAAGAAAATCATCAACGCTGGCTCGGAGTTCGTTGTTATCAACTTCGATGGGCTGGCCGTGGTGAAGGACGAGATCCTCAAGGGCGGCTTTGACATGGTGGTGGTCGATGAGGCCAATGCCTACAAGAACCCGCAGACGAACCGCTGGAAAGTTCTCCGCGAGATCGTCGGTCAAGTCCCGTGGCTCTGGATGCTTACTGGTACGCCAGCAGCACAGTCCCCTCTGGATGCGTTCGGTCTAGCCAAGCTAGTCAACCCGCATGGCTGCCCACAATACTTCGGCCAGTTCCGTGACAAGGTGATGTACAAAGTGACCCAGTTCAAATGGGTGCCGAAGAAGGGGGCCGAGGAGTATGTGCATCAGGTACTACAACCCGCCATCCGCTTCGAGAAAGACCAGTGCCTTGACCTGCCTGAGCTGATCTATGTGGATCGTGACGCGCCTCTAACCGCGCAGCAGATGAAGTACTACAAAGAGCTGAAGAAGCGCATGACGCTTACCGCTGCCGGAGAATCAGTAACCGCCGTAAATGCAGCGACTAACATCAACAAGCTGCTCCAGATTTCAGGTGGTGCTGTCTACTCGGATACTGGGGAGGTAATCGAGTTCGATGTATCCAACAGGCTCAACGTCATTCTGGAAGTTATCGAGGAGTCGTCGCACAAGGTGCTGGTGTTTGTGCCGTTCACGCACACCATCGAGCTGTTGGCTGCGTTCCTTGAGAAGCACAAGATTAGCTGCGGTGTAATCAACGGTAAGGTACCACTAAATAAGCGCAGCGACTTAATCAAGCAATTCCAAGAACAAGCAGATCCTTATGTACTGTTAATCCAGCCACAAGCTGCATCACATGGGCTTACATTGACCGCTGCAAATACGGTAGTCTGGTATGCCCCTGTGACGAGTGTCGAAACCTACCTTCAGGCGAACGCACGAATTAACCGTCCGGGGCAGAAGAACGCGATGACTGTCGTACACATACAGGGTAGTGAAGTAGAAGCACGCCTCTACAAGATGCTTCAGAACAACATCACCAACCACGAAAAGATCATCGACCTGTACCGTCAAGAAATTAGTTCTTGACAAAGTCAAATATCGAGTTAAACTAAGCCTTCTTGAGAGAGGGAGGGAACAATGTCCGACGAACAAGCCGAATACACGGTAGACCAAATGGTCGCTATTTACCGCAAGATCCGTGACGCTAAAAACCAAATGGAAGAGCGCCACAAAACCGAATTGGCTGAACTGGAAGAACAGCTTGAGATGGTCAGCCAACAACTGCTAGATGTCTGCCAAGAACAAAACGTAGACAGCCTACGCACTCCGTCAGGAACAGTTTCTCGCCGTGTGTGGACACGCTATTGGACGAGCGACTGGGATTCGATGTATCAGTTCATGCGTGAACATGATGCACCTTTCTTGCTGGAGCAACGAATCCATAAAGGCAACATGCAGCAATTCCTTGAGGACAACCCCGACGTTCATCCGCCGGGACTTCAAGCGGATCGCAAGTATGTAATTTCTGTACGTAAACCAACTGGAACCTAAGAGAGGATTTATGGCTAACTTAGCAATCTTCAAAGACCAAAACGCTGTTGCCACTGCTGGCAAGCGTGAACTTTCTGACCTCGCTAAATCACTAGCAGGCAACATGGGTGGTGGCACTAGCCGCCGTATTCAAACCAACACCAACGGTACCTTCAAGCGCATCATCAATGGTGAGCAGGTGGGCAACGCCGTGCGTGGCGAGATCAATGTGATTATTGCGCATGCTCTGCCACAGGTATCCCGCATCTACTACGCAACTAAGTATGACCCGAACGGTGAGCCTACTCTGCCGAACTGCTGGTCAAACCTCGGTGATAAGCCAGAAGCCGCTGCCTCTGATAAGCAAGGTACAAACTGCGCATCATGCCCGCAGAACGTACAGGGTTCGGGTGAAAGTGGTAAGGGTCGTGCTTGCCGCTACCAGCGTCGTATCGCTGTGCTGCTGGAAGGCGATCAGTCTGGTGATGTGTACCAGTTCCAGATTGCGGCTAAGTCGCTATTCGGTAAGGGCACTGGCAATGTGCATCCGTTCGAGGCATACACTAAGTTCCTTATCAATAACGGAGCATCCCCAGACGGCGTAGTTACCAATATCTCGTTCGATGCTAACGCTGACACGATGGAACTGCTGTTCACTCCGATTCGTGAAATCACTGATGAGGAATACGAACTGGTGCGTGCTGCGCAACAGCGTCCAGAAACCGAGATGTACACCAAGATCACTGTCGCTCAGACCGACGGAGTTACTAAGAAGCCAGCTATTGAGGCACCGAAAGTAACCCGCTCTGATGAGCCAGATGAAGAGGTTATCGAAGAGCCAGTTAAGCGTGCTGCTAAGAAGCCAGCCGCCGAAGCTCCGGCACCTAAGAAGAACCTCGCTGACGTAGTTAGCGCATGGGGTGATGACGAGTAATAACCATGAGCTATGGGTACAGCGCAAGGCTGATCGAGCTAAATCGGCAAGCTGACCGCCGCCTACTCGGAGTCCGTCTGGGCCGGATCTGCATTGAGCAGGGTGTTCCGGTTTCAGATGTGGCTTCCGAGCTAGGTGTTACCCGACAAACGATCTACAACTGGTTTTGCGGAGAGAGCGAACCAACTACTTCGTCTGTCGGTGCAGTCGAAGCCCTACTTAGCAAGTACGCCAACGAAGAATAACCAATGACACACTTTGATCTACTAGAAGCTGTCCAACCAGCCGACGGCTGGTATGCAGTTGTGGGGATCAAGGGTAAGGATGATGTACGACAAAACCTAGTCGCTACTAGAGAGGAGCTAGACCAATTAGCGCATCGTTATGTATCACAACAACGCAACGTCTTTTTTGGTGTTGCGAAGTACGAAACAGATGAGAGCCGACGCAAAGAAAACGTAAAGGCGCTCAAGGCATTCTGGCTTGATATTGACTGCGGCCCCTCAAAGGCTGAGGTGAATGCCAAAACTGGACGGCCCGATGGCTATATAGATCAGGCAACTGGACTTCAGGAGCTACGGAAGTTTTGCCAACTCATCGGCTTACCCAAACCGATCCTCGTGAACTCGGGACGCGGACTACATGCGTATTGGCCGCTAGAAGAAGAGATCACGCGAGAACAGTGGGAACCAGTAGCAGAAAGGCTCTTTGAGCTGACTGTGATACACGAGCTTTATGTGGACTCCTCGGTATTTGAGGTGGCCCGCATTCTGCGTGTGCCGGGAACTTACAACTTTAAGGAGGAACCGCCTCTTCCAGTAACCGTAATTTCGGAAGCTGGCCCGACTCCGTTTGATGCGTTTGTAAGTATCGTAGGTGCGAAGGAGAAAAAGGAACGCCCGACCCGCGAACTGTCGGAGCTTGCTAAGTCGATGATGGGTAACACCGTGTCGAAATTTAGCAAGATCATGCTACGCAGTGCGAAAGGTGATGGGTGCCAGCAGCTCCTAGACTGCTACGAGAATCAGAACGGGTTGGCAGAGCCACGGTGGTTTGATGCCTTGTCCATCGCTAAGTTTTGCGAGGACAGGAACACAGCTATCCATAGACTCTCCGACCAGCACGATGACTATGACCATGACGACACCGAAGCTAAGACCCGGCACATCCTCGGCCCTCACACCTGTGATGAGTTCGAGCGACACAATCCGGGTGGCTGCGATGGCTGCCCCCATCAGGGCAAGATCAAGAGTCCGATTGTTCTAGGGAAAGTTGTTGTCGAGGCTACGGCTGAAGACAACATGATAGTTACCGAAGATGAAGAGGGTGAGGAGGAGATTCATAACATCCCGCCGTATCCAAGCCCATTCTTCCGTGGAAAGCAGGGTGGCATTTACTGGATGCCAGCCGAGGACGAAGCTGAACCTGTGCGGGTATATGAGAATGACCTGTACGTTGTTAAGCGCATGCGCGACCCCAACCTTGGGGAAGTCGTATTGATGAAGCTGCACTTGCCGAGAGACGGTGTGCAGGAATTTGTGGTGCCGAATACGCACATCATGGATAAGACGGAGCTGCGAAAGGAGCTGTCCAGTCACGGTGTGCTGTGTGGTCAGAAGCAGTTTGCACTACTGATCGACTACATCATTCTGGCGGTTAAAGAGCTGCAATACAAAAAGAAGGCTGAACAGATGAGACAACAATTTGGATGGGCCGACAACGGCAGTAAATTTATTATCGGGGACAGAGAGATTACCTCGCAGGGTATTTTCCACTCTCCTCCTTCGCAGGTAACTTCAAACCTTGCGGATCTTATGGTTCCAAAAGGCTCCCTCGAAAAGTGGAAGGAAGTAGCGTCGCTCTACGGCTTGCCGGGGCATGAGCCGCATGCATTTGCCATGCTGACTGCCTTTGGTTCCCCGCTTCTCCGGTTCCTTGGGCAGAACGGTGCGATCATCAATGTGATCTTCCCTGATTCCGGTACCGGTAAATCTACGATTCTGTATATGGCTAACAGCGTATATGGAGACCCAGAGAGGCTTTGTGCGGTCAAAGCGGACACTATGAATGCAAAGATTCTCCGCCTCGGTGTGATGAACAACCTGCCGTTCACTGTGGACGAAATCACCAACATGGAGCCGAAAGAGTTCTCCGAGTTGGCCTACAACATGTCTCAGGGGCGTGGTAAAGACCGAGTAAAATCGTCAAGTAATGAGCTACGAAAGAACTTCACTTCGTGGCAGAGCATTTCTCTGTGCAGCTCAAACGCATCCTTCTACGAAAAGCTGGCATCACTGAAGAGCAGCCCGGACGGGGAGATGATGCGACTGATCGAATACGTCGTTGACTACGCTCACGTCGTGGAAACTGGGAAAGCCAAACAGATGTTCGACCACCAACTCAAGGAAAACTATGGGCTGGCTGGAGACATTTACGCTCAGTGGCTAGTGAACAATATGGAAGAAGCACGGAACACCGTGCTGGCTATTCAGAGCAAGATCGACCGAGAACTGAAGCTGACCCAGCGTGAGCGTTTCTGGTCTGCTGTTGTTGCTGCCAACATTACCGGTGGATTGATTGCACGGAATATCGGCTTGCTCGACTGGGACATGCGGCGTGTCTACAAGTTTGCTACCAGCAAGATCCTCTCCCTACGTGAGGACGTGAAGCCACCCGCACAGGATGCAGTTGCCACCATCGGTGACTACATCAACCGCCACATGCAGAACATTCTGGTGGTACAGGATGCTGTAGACATGCGCACCCAGAAGCCGATGATGCCGCAGCTCGAACCGCGTGGGGAACTACTCATACGCTACGAGCCAGATACTAAGAAGATGTATGTCGCAGCTAAGCCGTTCAAGAACGACTGCGTACGGTTCCAAGTGAACTACAAAGAAACGCTGAAGGATCTTGAAGGTAAGGGCATATACGTTGGCACGATGAACAAGCGGTTGTCCAAGGGTATGAAGGTTACATCACCGGGCGTCCACACCTTGATATTCGACTGCTCAGGAGAAGAGTTCCTGAACATCGAGGACATGGTGCTGCCAGAGGAGCAGCAAGATGGTGGTGGAGAAGGTTAGTTATAACGTGAACTGGAAGGCTTTCAAAAAAGGCTTTTCCTTCTTCATCCCATGCCTCAACCCAAAAGAGGCGAAAAAAGATATTCACCGTACCACTAAAAGGCTTAGGCTGAAAACGGTAACGAAGGTTGTAATCGAAGATGGAGTGCGGGGTTTGCGTATATGGCGCGTATAAGTTTATACTCGCCCGCGAACAGTCACTCCTCTCTCGACTTGTTCATTCTCTTCTTCCAGATGGTCTCTTGCCCCCTCCTCGTGAGGGGGTTTTTTATTACCGCTCCCGTAGGAACTGGAAGTACGGAACAAACTGTTTGTCTACCACAAGCCCATCAACTGCCTGCACTCTGCGACCTGCGCGTGCTTCGACAGAACTGATGATATTTTCTCCCGTAATTGGGTACATGAAACCAGTTTCACGGTTGAACTTGTAAGCCCCTTCGATTGCTTCGAGGTATTCATCCAAAGCCTTTGGACTATCCGGGTTGCTGATGAGACGAGTCAGACGCTCGTTAATATCTGCCAGCACCTTACCGCGCTTCTTAGTAACTTCTTGCATGAACTTCTTGGCAGCGAAGTTCTGCTTCTGAATGTCAGCCACCTCGGTACTAGCAAAGCCGAGCGCCTGTGATAGCAGCTTACCAGTGTGGTACCACTCCGCCTCACGCACGACCGCCCCTTCTCTTGGAGTAGTCTCACCCTCAGTTGCTAGGCGCAATGACTTGATGCCGCCACGGTAGAACGCCGGAGTTAGTTTTTCCCAGCCACGAAGCATATCGCCACGCTCGAAATCATCCAATGCTGCGGCTATCTGGCTACCCATACTGCCGAAAGCACCGAGGCTGTAAGTGAACACAGTGTTCTGGAATGCGCTGCGGGCGCTATCTGAAGGAACATCGTTACGGAAAAATAGCTGGTCGATACTGATAGACGCTGCCCAGTTCATATCAGTCAATGCTGATAATGGGCCGTACAGAACCGCACGGGACATTGTTTTAGACGCTTCTTCGCTCAAGCCAAGCCCTTCTGCAAAATCACTGCCGGGGCCGAATGTCTGTGGAATCCACACTGCACGGAACCAGAGATCCAGCGGCAAGTAGCCACGTGGATCGGTTGGGTCTGCAACGTACACATCATTTTCGTCATCGTCGTCCCGCATTGCGTTACGGAGGCCCTCAGCCAGACCCATCATCAGGCTATACAACGGAAGGCCCGTAGCGCCAGCGAGGAAGAAGGTCATGCCCACAGTGCCGAAGAATTGTGTAGCCGCCGCTTTCTTAGCGTCATTACCCTCAATGAAAGGCAACATGCTATAAAAATTCCGAATCAGATAAGAGGTCATCTGGATCGGGTAGGTCATAAACTGCGTAGCCACACGCATGATCGGATTCTTCATAGCACGTGGCTTGTTAATGTCGGAGTAGTCGAACATCGCATCTTCGGTGGCTTTCTTGGCTACCTTGACTGCCGCAGTTCTAGCCTCAATGTCCGTCATACCCTTGGCTTTAAGGCGATCAAACTCCAGCTCGAAGCTGGACATGAACATAATCTGACGCGAAGTGCGCTCTGCATGGTGGAAGAAACCGGACATGAGGCCAAACACGCTGCGGGTAGCGACGGTCATCGGGCTTGCATATTCACGGCTAGGCATCCGGGCACGCTCTGTCAGCGACCCTGCATAGGTGTTCATGTAGATGTTGTTATTGTCGCCCCACTGCCATGCCCAGCTAAGATTCGGGTCATTGGCTACGCGGTCGGAGTTCGCCATATCAGGCACACCCCAAGTGGTTTCGACCACGCCATCAATCTCACGGGTCGGACGCCCCATAACATTGAGTAGGTTGGAATACGCGCCGACCTTCTTCAGAACCTTGCCAGTGCCGTACTTAGACGCGAGAACCGGGAAGCCCACGTTAGCGAGCTGAGTAAGCTGCACCAATGCCGACTTGATAGAAGACAGCATGTAGTAGAACACCGCCTTGTTACCCATACCGGCCAGCTCATCTGCCACACCACGCGGGGTTGGGCTTACTTGAGCACGGGTACGGAGGTCGATCTCGTTGACAATCTTGGAGAGACGCGGCTTGCGTGGGTTGCCTTCCAGACCATCACGGGCGCTATCAATCGCACGGTAAATTTCGTTCTGGTACTTCAACCGCCCCATCTGGTTATAGGTGGAGTGCATCTGGTTGGAGAACACACGTAGGCCATCAGTGCTGAAGCCCGCAATACCCTTACGTTTCTGCAAGCGGTTACGAATGTCACGCTCTGGCAAGGTGCGCAGGTACAACTGATAAACATCGTCTTTCAGCTTTTCTACTGCTTGAGAAGCAGCAATAGGGTCAGCAGCCAACAAGTTCGGGTCGAGCTTCTCGATCTCAGCAAACATGTCTTTCAGCATGCGGCTACTCTGCACC